AACGGTGTACCGTTAACTTCTAATATAAATCTAAATTTACATCTAAAGTATTTTATATTACGTAAATAATTATTTATTTTTGGGATAGCTAATAATTTTGATGGAAATTGCGCCTGATGCAAAATTGTTCCTGCATTTTGTCCCGTTATCCATGTTCCAAATGCCTGTTTTACTGGCATTTCTAATAATCTTCTCATTTCCATGTTTTCTTCATCACGATTAACATACGCCACGTAATTTTTATGTTCAATTTCTGTTCTTGGTGTTGCTGTACATATTCCCATATCTACAACTTGGGTATCACGACAATTTTCAACTAAGCCTTCATTTATTTCATTTCCCTCTGCAAGTATATCATATTGTTCCAATGCTTGAATTGGAATATTTGCATTGCTGCTGAATTTGTATACATCAAATGAACCTGCTTTATTGTACCATTTATCATAATAGTCCCAACTATACAATGTGACTGGCACTGCTTTCCGATCAATAAACATTCTAATTTCTAACAAAACTTCATTATATTTTTCACGACCATAAAAATACAAAAACATTAATGCATTTTTAACATTTACTTGTGTTGCCTCACAAAGAGATAAACCATCGCTTACCCACATAATCATATTTTTAATTGTTTCCAAGCTCATTAATGGGACATATTTTCCTTTCAATGTTCCAGTTCTCCTTTTGAGATATTCAGTATTTTCAAAATCGGTCCATCTTTCAACCAATTCACTTTTTTGCGAATTTGTAATCAAAACCCCATAATTTTTCAAGCTATTTGCTATTGACACGTTATTATACCATTCACATACTTCATCTGATATAGACGATCCATTATCATCACCATTTATTAATGGTTTTACATTCAAAATAAAATCTTCATAATTTGGCTCATCTTTCCAAACTTTTTTGTGAATATCAATAAATGACATCATCATATAAAACAAACTGATCCAACTATCTAGTTCAACTGTCATTGGTAAACCCGAAGGCACACCACCCATTTTCATATACAAACAATCAAAAACCACAATAAATGTGTAACACACCTCATGCATCAACACTTTTCGTACATTCATGTTTTCTTCACCATCTTGATAAAATTCTTCAACAACATCTAAGAAAACAAGCATTAATTGCCAACAACTTTTGCATCAAACTGTTTTATGTCATAACTTAAAAATTTACTTGATAAGCTTAACAACCTTGTATACATCTCGTCCCATTCATCACTTTCCGGATTTATTCCAGTAGTGAAACCTACTTTTGGACCAAATTCATGCAAAAAATCAATAAAGCAACCAAAGTATTTTCTAAATATAATTGTAAAGGGTAATGGACACCCAATAAACGCACGTGTACTACCAGTTTCAACCTTTTCAATTGTTCGAAGTTCATCTTTTAACAATGCACTCCAACAAAAACCGCTACGAATCAATTGTTTTGCCTTGTTTTCATAATCATCAACCTCTTTCAACATTTCATTTCCTTTGTCAGTTAAATGCCATAATTGTTTTTCATGGTCAAAACTAATATAATCTAACTTACCCTTACTGGCTATTCCTTTTAAATACGGAATCCCAGCCGATGTATGTGGATTAATTCGTTCCAACCTATTGAAACCATTTAAAACTTCTTCGATGTTTAAAATTCTTTTGTTTTTATATTGACTTGATTTCATATCCAC